GAAACACTACCATTACTATTTTCTAAATCATCGAGAATTTCCACATAAATGACTTCATATACAATATTGTTAGTTCCTGGAGTTTTTCCTATTGCTTTTTTAACACTTCCAAAACGATATCTTTTTTTAGAACTTCGATTTAAAGCAGCAGCATATTCGGCAGCATCTTTTGTCTGAATACCTGCATATAAGAGCATCTTTAATTGTGATTGTATACCAAACTCGGGATCGCTTGATCTATAAATCATACTTAGATCAAAAATACTTGTGTTACTAAAAAATGAAGCAATCTCAGATCTTTTAGTAGAAGTTAAAAATGGTTTCACATAAAGATTACTATAAAGTAAATTATTAGGAGTAGTTATAGATACAGTAAAGACTTTTGTAACTGCACTAAGTTTAAATTGATCTTGTGCGAGAACAATAAATTTATAGTCTCGATCTATAGTAGTATTAAATTTGTCAAAAGTTGTTTTGTTGCCATCAAAACTAGTTAATCCGGGATTACTTGTTGTAGCATATTGATTAACTTTTCCTTGTATAGTACCGTCATTAACTAAAGTTAGTCCAGGTGGTAAACTTCCTCCCATTAATGTATAATTTAATACAGCATTTGGAACAGTTGTTTTAGCTACAACTGATAATTGGCTAATAAAGTTAGCAGGTATAGTTCCAAGATTTCCAGGAGTAATAAATTGGATAGTACTGTCAACTTGACCAAGTATATCTATAGTAAAGGTTTTAGCCGTACTAGCAAGATAACTGAATAAGAATCTTGTTCCTGATGGTATAGTTGTTAATATCGGTGTATTGAGTGTAATTGTTTTATTATGTACATCAATTCCAGATATGACAGAACCTGGAGTTATATATGATGTTCCTGGTGGTTGTGTAATTAAACTATTGATTTCAATATCTGAAACAGAATCTACATATAATGTATATTGGCCAGCTGAAATATTTTGAGTTGTAAATGCAGCATGACTATAGATTGGATTAGCAGGATCATAATTTATTGCTCTAACAGTAAATTTATACGTTTTAGTTACCGCCGGTTGGTAAGGAACATCACCATAGATGTATCCTGCAATTTGATCTAGTTGCATACCCGGAGGAAGAATACTAGGAGTTCCATCGTCGTTAACAGGGTCTAAAACAAATCCTAAAACACCCGATAATGTTGGTGATACAAATACTTCTAATAATGTTGTTATATAATTATTAGCTCTTCTCTTTCCTAAATATGATGGACTGAGCCAGTAAGGAGAACGTATAGCAGAAACGTCAGTTGTATAAATGCTATTACCTACTTGTAATACTGTAGTATCTGCTCTAAAATAAGTATCTCCTATGACAAATATTCGAAATTTTCTATCAGAATATAAACCATTAGCACTGTCAGTGATCCTAACTTTAAATTCATAATATCGATTAAGTTTTCTTGGAGTTATTGTATTATTCCAATAATCATAAATTGTAGTGTCATATAGAAAACTATCAAAGCCGTTATAAGGTCTAACACCGTAATCGTATGCATACTTGTCGTAAAGTTGCATATCATAATTTCCATTATCTTCTACTTGTTCGTTAGCTAATAATGCCGAAGTAAAACCAGATATTACACCGTCGGATGATAATGATAATCCTAAAGGTAATGTACCACCGTTTGGAGGAATAGAATATGTTAATGTAGCACCAGCAGCAGTATCACTATCAATGGCGTTGAGTTGATAATCAACATATTGATTATCTAAAACAAACAAATTTGTATGATAAAAAGTATAAGTGCAATTAATTTCTGTATTATTAGGGTGACTTGCAAAGAATTTTGTTCCATTCGGAATTGTTTGCAGTAGTGGTTTACTGAGTGTAAGAATTTTACCTTCAAAATCAATAGATTGAATAATAGTACCTAATGCGAGATATTTGGTAAGTGAAGAATCAACAATAATATCTCCCACTAACAAATTATCAATTGAGTTTACTACTAGAGTATTTTGCAAACCAAGATTACTGCCAACTGAGTATACGGTAAATTTATATAAAGGACTAGGAGGATAATACAAGGTTGGTATTATACTTTGTAAAGGTTTATCTAAATATATGAACTTATTAACATAATCTATTTTTATTATTTTGGTATCTGTTAATATAGCTCCAGGATAATTGTCACAAGTAACAACACTATCTACTTTTAAACCAAAAACTGAAGCTAATTGTAATCTAGTAGATCCTGAAGTTGCTTCGGTCTTTAACAATTGAACATTTAATGTTGATCTTTGGCCGGAGGCTCCTATTTCTAAGTCTCCCGCTGGTGTTTCCCATGCAGGAATAGTTGGACCATCTACAGTTATAGAATAAGTTCTATCAGAAAATCCGTCAGCATTTATTGCTCTTAAAACAAATCTATATTTTTCAAGAATGTCAACTTCAAAAGGAACTCCAGTAATTGTTAAATCTTGTATTCTCATTCCTCTAGGAATAGTTCCTGAAATAACTTCTAAAGTTATTTCTCCAGGAAAAGGAAGACTGCCATTAGGTATTAATGGCTCTTGATAATAAGTAGGACCAATAATGTAAGGATATCTTGGTAAAGTAACATCGTAAGGATCAACAGTTATAAAATAAGCATATGTTCCACCTGGATATTCTGGAGTTTTACAATAACGACCATTATGTTCGTCGAGGTCTCCTAATCCGTTTTCATAAACAAAATCTTCAATATAAGTTCCGTCAGGTAGTGTTCCGTTAGATCTTTGAACTTCTGTTATTCTGTAACTAGATTCCATAACCTTTAAAGCAGGATTTCCTTCGATTATAAGTTTACCATCAGGTCCTGTTACAGTATGTGGCAATGGATCAACATAACCATAAGGTCCATATATAGGATTACCATCAAAAGCATATCCGATAATTGGACTGTGTTTAGATGAATCTTTTGTATAAATTAAACGTGGATCAGTTTGATAATAAAACTGTCTGTCGGGACCAATAATACCAGACCCGTCAGTAAAAAAATCTTGTAATGGGTATATATACGAATTTTCAGTATATGTTTTTTGATTCATTACTATCTGTTTTCCAGAATTAGTACTTTTAAATGGAACACCATCTATTGCTACACCAAAAAATCCATTTGTAGGTGTATTAGTATGTAATCTTGGAACAACAGTAGTATGATCACCGTTAATTGTGATTTGATCCCTAGGAAATTTAAAAACATAATTTTGTGCAAGAGGAGTATATCTATTATATCCTGAAGGCTCTCCAATCCAGGCTGTTTGTGCAAGTCCTTTGCTTTTAACCCAGAAAAAAGAACTATTGCTATAAATTGGCAAGATTGTGGAATCAACTTCTGTGGTGAAGTTTTTAGTTTCTACTGTACTTCTATCTTCGTTATCAAATACGAGAATAGGTACTGTAGTCTGTATTCTTTCCTTAATCGTTGCTAAGTTAGTATTTGAAGGATAAGTCCACTGTGGTTTTGCCATATTTTATAATCCCTATGCAATATTTATCGCATTAGAAATTATATTATAGTACCCCCATCTATAGTAATACTTAAAGGACTAACAAAAGACCCTAAATCAATTAAATTAGTAGTCAAGTATAATTGAGGGAAAGTTTTTACAATCTGAGTTATATACCCAAAATCAAATCCATCAAAACCGTTATAAACTTCTCTAATATCTAGTCCATTTACTAAACCAGTAACATTCCCAGTTAAATTACCAGTAACATTACCAGTTAAATTGCCCACAAAATTTGTTGCGGTAATTGTGGTTCCTGAACCACCTACAATATTATGACCGTTAAGTTGTAAATTTGCATTTAATCTTGGATTTGTATCTGTTTCTAATGTATATCCATTAATTGTTAACGTTGTTCCAGAAACATGAGTTCCTATACCATTTCCGCCCACAACATTAATTGCTTGATTGTTTATTGTAGCATGTATACTTCCATCATCACCGTTAACTGTAACAATAGCATTTGCTAAAACACCTTCAATAGTTACATCATTAGGATTAGATACAACTGTAATACCAGTGCCACCTTTTATAGACTTTAATCTAAGGTCAACACCAATTTTTTCTTTATATAATCCTACGCCAGTACCTATGTTTGAAATGGTATTTGCTTGTCCGCCTCGTAATTCAAGTTCTGTAAAGTTATCATTGACTTTGGAAAACGCCGTACGAAGGTCATCTCCTGTACCGTCGTTTACAAAACTACCTAAATTAATAACTTGTAGAGCCATATTTTTTACCTTTATAATATTTATTAGTGTTTACCAACCATAATCTCAATCATACCAACATGATCTGAATCATAATTTTGTAAGGCTTTACCAATAATACTACCTGGTTTTGGATCACTAGATGCCATAGCAACACCTGGAACAATACCAACTACCATTAGATCACCTTTTTCAACTTTACCAATAACTTTACATGGTACGCGACCTTGTAATGCTACAAGATTTTTTAGACCTGGGCAGGAACCGTTCATTATATAAGCAGCATTATTACTAATAACACCTGCAACTTTTGTAGTTCCAGAACCACTAGCAAGAGTTACATCAAAATCACCACCGATCATTACAACAGTACCAACGTCATAAGTCTTATCACCTTGATAATACTCTGCAATATCAGCAGCATATGTTGATTCTAAAGTAGCACCTGTACCTAGGGCCCATGCACCGTAAATAGTACCAGTTGTTCCTCCTGCAGAATTACCTAATGCAATTGAAGCGGCAGACAATGTTGTTGTACCACTAATTGTACATGATCCAGTTATACCCCAAGTTCCCGCAAGTGTTCCTGTAGAACTAGTTCCACCTAATGTCCAGTTACCTGTTCCGGACCAATTACCGTTAAATAGTCCGCTTGTACCAGTTGTTCCTAATGTTAAACTTGTTCCATTAAGAGTCCAATTACCGTATAATGTTCCAGTAACTGTTCCACCTGAAGTTGAAGTTGCTATAGAAAGATTACCTTGTGGAGTAAACATTTCTAATATTTGATTAGGAGCAGAACCTGTATTATCGAAGACTTTATTACCTGCAATATTCAATTGTGTTGATGCGTTAATAATTGTAGCACTAAAACCACCATTTGATGAATCTCTTTGTACAAGAGTACCAAAGTCTGTAGTTGTTCCGTATGCGACTGTGCTAAAAGTATTTGATCCTGTTCTAACTAATGCACCGTTACTGGTGAATTGTGATTGATATAATCCACCACCACTTTGTACAATAGTTGAGAACGAAAGTGCAGTTGGATTAGCAGGTAATGCGGAATTATTTCCTATAACTGTATTAGAAGAAATTGCTCCCAAACTTGATAAAGTAATAGAATTAGCAGCAAGGCTTATAAATCCACTATTAGATGTAAAGTAAGTTTGATCAAAAGAACATATACCACTAACGGCTGTGCCAGAAGTTCCTGCTGTTGATGATGATAAATTAAGTTTAGATTGAGAAATAGCAGCAGAAGAACTAACCATTGAATTAACAATTTTACTTGGTTGAATTGATGCTGTTAATGTATTTCCAGATAACGATACATTGACGTCTCCAGTCATTGATCCCCAAGTAAACGCTGTTCCATTAAACACAAATAAACTATTATTAGTAACATTACCTGCTAATGGTGTTGGTAAATTTACTCCAGTTTGCCCTTGAATTGTTTTACCAACATCTACATATGATTTGTTTACAGCATCATTGGCATTAACTGGAGTAGCAACATTGATAATATTATTATTATTCATATCAATTGTGCCACTTAGAACATATAGGTTAGTGATAGTACCAGAAGTCATTGGCAATGATGAAGATACATTAATACTATTTCCAGAAGTTATTGATGTAACTGTAACATATCCAGATCCTAAACTACCTGTACCAGGAGTGGCTATAACAATGAGTTCTAATATATTAGAAGGTAGAAGAGTTGTTGAAGAAGTAAGTCCAGTAATAGTTGCAGTATATGGACCGGTGCCATTTAGATTAGTAACATTTGCAGTTGTACTAGTGTATGTGTTTGTACTCATCTGGAAATTATCTATACTGCTTCTAGTTCCAGCCGATCTTCTTAAGAATAAATCAACATATTCTTTTGTTGCAGCATCGCTAGCGTTTACTGGATCTAAAAGATTATTAATAGCATAACCATTTAAATTCATATTGGCTTTCATCGCCAATCTTCCATCTAAACTCATATAACCTGAATTGATACCAGGAATTAAGTTTGATGCTACAACAATTGATCCGTTATGAGTTAGTCCTAATCGACGATCAATGTAACCGCGAATAGCCTGTTGTACAGGAACTTCGTCAGTAGCATTATCGAACATAGTATCGTCTACAGAGAATTCACTGACAGCAACACCTCTTTTAAATCCTAAACCATCTAAGTTTGAAATTGCTATCGATGATGCAAACGTTACAGTACCAGTACCTTGGTCAACACTGAAGAATGATCCAACTCTGAAATTACCATCTTGGTCACTAGTTACATAGAATACACGACCTTTACCTAATTCTACAACTTCTGCTGCTTGATTTTTTGTAATATCTGGCTGTCCGTATATGATATTAGGGAAATTTGATGTAGAATATCCACCAGTACCGATTGATAACATATCGTGGTTAGTTGCTCTTAGGGTTGAAATATTAATTGTAATATTACCAGCGGAACTTCCTTGTAAATTAGCTCTAATGGTTGGTGAATTTTTGAATCCACCTTCTAAAAGTCCAATAGGAGCAGCTAATCCAGTACCTGTTAAATTATCGAATTCCAAATAGCCGATTCCTATTGAACTTGAAGTACTTGGAACATAATTTGTAATGCTATGAGGTTTACCATTCCATGCAAATATATAATATTCTCCTATGCTAATAGCAGCATTTAATCTTGTACGATCATAGTCAGACAAATCTCTAATAGCAACCCTTAAACTTCCTGTTACACCCCATGTATAATAGTTAGATCCACTTATATCTGTAGTTCCATATAGTGGATCTGGAGTTATTGTCATTGAACATACAGATGTAGTTAATGTAACAGCAGAACCACCTTTTGTTAAACTTACTTGGAACTGAGTTGATGTAAATCCTGGTAGAACATAATAAAGTGTATCAGTGATTAAACCTCCCTGCATAATGCCACTAAATCTAATAATTTGTCCGCTATACAATAATGATGTACTTGAAACAGTTATTAAATTAGTTGTAGCAGTAGTAGCAGTTGCAGTAAGAGTACTTGTTGAGAATGAAGTTAATGATAAAGTTGATCCACCCGATGATGTAGATATACTGAAAGTAGTAGTACTTGGTATACTCTTTACATAATAGGTTGTACCTGCTGTTATGCCACCTACTGTTCCGGTAAAAACAACTGCTTGATTAAGAGATAATGCAGCAGTTGAATAGCAAGTAATAAGGTTAGTTGAAGAGTTAAGAGATACAACAATAACTGTACGTGGTTGGTAAGGTTGGGCATAAGCATCATAATAAAGGTTTGCATTGATTGCTCTAAATCCTTCTTTTAATGCTGTTTGACCTTCGTTAATGTTAGTAGAGAATGAAACGTTTCCGTCTACTTCTAAATTTGTAGGAACTTGAGAACTTATACTAAATTGAGAAGTTGAAATATAAGTTATATTATATAATCCTCTTAGCGGGTCGGTTGGATTTCCGTTAGAAAAAGTAATGGAGATTGTTTCCCCATCTATTAATCCGTGACCAGGAGTAGTAACAGTAACAGTATTATTCAACCAAACGTACGTGCCTGTGTGAACAGCAATGTTTGAAATAGCAATAACACGATAAATGTATGTTGGATCTTGTGATAAGAATAAAGCAGTTGAAGGTCTTGTTGCAGTATCCTTGTTGATACCTTGTAACCAAACTGAATTGTTTTGTCTAAATACAACTTTTGTTCCATCCGGAATCGCTGCAAGTAATCCTTGATAACCTGTACTAGTTAATCCAAGGCTCTGCAAAACTATTCTATAAAGTGTTTTATTGTATGGTCTTGGAACTCCGGTGTCTGTGACTACCTGGGCGTTATTCATTGTATATCGATTACTAATTCTTTGTGGAGCAGTTCCTTGAATAATCTCTACTTCTGATCCGTTAACTGGAATATAATCAGTAGTTAGACTATCGACATAGAATATAAGACTTGTAGCATTATTATGATACGTATTGAAAGGTGCACCTGTTGGTACAGTTCCTGAATAAGTGAATCCAGTTATAGAACCACTTGAAACTGATGTAACAGTAATAGTAATATCATTAGTAACAGCTATACCTTGAAATAATGTTCCAAGAAGAGTTATTTGATTTCCGTTAGCATAACTAGTACCACCCGAACTAAGATACACAATATAAGATGTACTTGTTACTCTAACATTAAATGAGGCATTTATTCCTGATCCACTAACGTTAGAACCTGTTATTGCTGAATAATAATCATCAGGTGAATATACTGAGGCTCCTATAGACATATCGTATCTAATTGTTACAGCGTTCGGTACTTCAAGTGGACTTGCTCCGTTTGCTTGTAACGCAAATGCACCATAACCGCAAGAACCGTTGGCTGATCTAATTTGAGCACCAGTATCTACATAATAACCAACTTGAGCGTAATATGTAAACACACTAACTGCTTCAACAAGTCCTAAGTTTACTGCTGCAACTCCATATCCTAAATCGTTAACTTGAGTAAAGTTAGATGTACACATTGAATTATTTCCTGGAGAAATAAATTCTATTCCTAATGTACTAATAAGAAAACTATTTGACGAACCTGTATATGAAGAAGTATCTGGGGTTAATGGATCTAAATTAATTGTTGCTGTTCCTGCTATCGGGTCGTAATTAGTAACAGTATCAACTTCAAATCTTACACCTGTAATATAGAAACTGCAAGGTGTTTGTGGTGCTCTAACAGTTAAACCACTAACAGTAATTTGAGTTGAGCTAATTCTAGATACAATAGTTGCTGTTAAATTTCCAACAAAGCCGTCGATAAACATACCACCAGCAAAATGTTTAGCATTAATACTTCTTGCAAAAGATGCACAATTTTCTATATAAGGTGATTTAGTTGCAATTTGTCCTAATGGATCTAATACAACCATAAATCCGCCATGTCCTTGCCCACTTATATTTCTCATGGTAGTGGCATTATTCATAAGGAATACGTCAATGTCTTCATTATTTTTTGGAGGATTAAATGACGAGTCTTGGCTTAGAATATGATTTATAAAAGTAAACAATCCTGAAATAGCAGTATCTGATCCAGTTTCGTATATTATTGAATTATCGATTACTTGACTAACAGAACTTCCATATGCATTTTGATAATCAGTTAAAGGTGCAAAATTTTGAATAATTCTTACAGCAAGTCCACTGAGATAAGACATAGCAGCAACAGTTATTTGTAGTTCAGTGACAGGATTACCTCCTATAGTAACTACAGTTGTAGTATTATCAATAACTCTTAATCCACTAACATCTTTAAAATAAGCATTTCCTGCTTCGAGTATTTTATAATATCCACCATTGATTAGATCGTATGTTAATGCATCGATTATTAATCCTAAATCTCTTTTACATAAAGTAGAATTATATAGGAAATAGTTGCTATTAATATAAGATATTACAGATGATATTGTAGAAGTTTTAACAGATTCTATAGCACTAAAATTAGTTACAATGTCAGATGATTGTAAATTAACACTAGGATTAATTACTGTTGGAGAAGAATTAGATTGAATAATATTTCTAATATCTTCAACTAAAGTTTCTGCGGCAGTTGCAGCAGCAGGAGATCCAGGAACGTCAGCATAACGTTGCACATTGGTTTGTAATGGTGTAAATGCTGTTCCATTTATAATACTTCCAATTACATTTTCCATATATCCATAAGTTTGATATATAGGAGTTATTTCTGATGAATTTATGATTAAAGAGTTGCCTGAATAATAAGCATATCCTGCTTGAATACTCATGCTATTACCACCATATGTTAAGTCATATACTATAGCATTAATAATATAAAGAATATCTCGTTCACATGTTGTTAAATTATAATTCAATGATGAGTAATTTGCTGTTAGATATGCAATAGTTTCAGCCTGGATAAATGAAATATTATCTATAAGAATCTGTCTAGCATTAGAAAATCCTGTATCTATCCAAGATGGAGATGTCCATGATATTGTAGGTGTTGATGATATTCCATTTGTAATAATATTTTTAATAACTGTAATATTATTTGTGATGCTAAGTTTTGAGTTTGCACCAATTACTTGATTAGATAGTAACCCACTCAAATAAGTAAGAGAATCTAGTGTTGCTGTTTTTTCTGCACCTAAAACGACTGCTGCTTCTAATCCTCTAAAATATGCTTTTCCTGCCATAATAGATTGGTAATTGCTTCCAAACGCCATGTCATATGCTAAAGCATCGATAATATATCCTAAATCTCTAGCACATGTGGTTTGATTGTAATCCAACCCATTCCATACTTGATTAACATATCCAATAGTCTCTGCAATTAAGAAATTTTTATTTGCAATAATTAATGATGCAGAATTATTGTAGTATCCGGGATTAGAAATTGTTCCAGTGTATAAGGGTTTTGTAGAATCTGTAAGATAATGACGACCATAATTTTGTGTGGCAATTGTTAGAGTAGAGTCAAATGTAGTATCTCTTCTAAAATATGTATCGACATGAAAACCAGCACTTCTTCCAGATTTTGGATGTACAACTACACGTCTCATCTCATCGCCGAGTATAGTAGTATTTTCTGGAACACGTATAGGATAGTGTTCGTAATAATCTCCGGCTTCGATTAATACAGTTAATTGTAAGTTCTTTATACTATTGCCCCATTCTAAACCTTCTCCAACTTGGAAAGTATTAGTTCCAGTATATTGAACAATATATAATTCTTGATTTCCACTCACGGCGCCGAGGCTAACAATAAAAGCATAGGCATCACTTAGTATACCGTGTATTAATTGTCCTGGGGTAATATTGTTTCCGTTTCTAGGATCAGTTTGAGGACCAGCATTTGTTATATAAAGATAATAACTTCCGCTTGTTTGTGTTATTGAAGCAACGGTAGAAAAGTTTGCACCATTATTATAGGTAATTCTTTTTCTATATGGACCAATTGTTACTGGAGCAGAATTAATTAAAGTTTCGCCATATCTACATGCAGCACCAATAGATGCAAAAGCATATGAAGGGGATCTTCCTTGCTTGTCTGTTGGATAGATAAATTGATTATCTGTTCCTTTTGTATTAACATATAAATTAATTTTACTATAATATGTTGAACTATCGACATAATTTTTAGTTGTTGCTGTTAGTGGATTGTCTGTTTCTAATGGATCTTCAAAAAGTATAAGAGGACCTTGTAATTGATTACTAGTTCCGCCTGTTTTTAAAACAGTTTCATTTGCTCTAGCAACGCCTGTTCCAGTTTGTCCTGCAGGAACAATAAGTGGACCGGTCATAGTGTCGCCGGTGTTATTTACATAATTAGAATCTGCATATCCTTTATTAATTGCAAATGAGTCTAAAGGTACTGCATAATGTGCTGCTACTGTTGAATTCGGGTTTCCTACTCTAAAAATATCAAAATTAGAAGCATCTAAGTGATTTGAAAGAATAGGATTTTTATCACTAATAAGTTTAGATGCTGTTACAGTAAATTTTAAAATTTCTGGATCAGTATTATCAATACTAATTCCGTCACCTTCTAAGGTTTTAGAAATATATTGACTAGCATTTGCATTTGCAATTAATATTGATTCTGGAAGAACTTGACTTGGACCATCAGATAAAGAAGTTATTGATATTTGGCCACCCTTACCAAATACAGCATAAAGTTCGTTGAAGTTTTCATTTACCTTATTAAATGCTTCTCTAATAGGATCACCAGAAGCATCATTACCTTCAACACCTATATTAATAATCTGTTTAACCATCTTGGCTCCAATCAAATACCATTTTTAGCAATTTATTATATTTATTATTGTGCGGATATCGTATTTACCTTAATAAATATTCCTACCAAAGGAGACAGATATGTTTGGATGGTTAAAAAGTTTATTTGGTTCTAAGCCAGAAGAGGTAGTAATTCCGCCACCTCCTAAAGCAAAAAGAACTGCTAAAAAGGCTGTTGATAAGAAGCCAGTAGTAAAGAAAGAAAAAACCCCTAGAAAAAAGAAAGAAACAGCAATATCAGAAGTTGATTCTGCGGTTGAAGTAATTGCTCCAAAGAAAAAAGGTGGTCGCCCTAAGAAAAATCCTGTTTAAGAAACGTCCCAGTTTTTTGAATTAAGTGTATTTT